CAGAGCAGGCCCATGGCCGGCAGGCGGACCGCCTCCAGATAGCCGCCCACCGCATCCTGGAGTTGTTTCAGTTGCGGGCCACCCCGCCTCGAAAGTTCAATGATGCGCCAGTCCTGGGCGGGATCCGCCGGAATGATCAAGGCCGGCATGGTGTCTACGGCCATCGAGGCAGCCCCTCCGGCACCGGCAGGACAACCGTCTGAGGCGGATTGTCGACGAGGACCTCCTCGACCTGCGATGGATCCGGCAGCGGCAGGAACCAGACGTAGCTGACCTGGGCCAGATAGGGCTGCCGATGGATCCGGTCCCCGGTCTTCAGGACGACCTCCGCCTCGCCGACCGGAGGCGACTCCGTCTGCCAGCGCGCGAGGATCTGCCGGCAGGATCGGCGGGTCTTCCGCCATGCCTTGATGTTGACGATCGTCGCCAGGATCGAGAACGCCACCGCCGCCCATACCACCCAGTTCATCAACGTGGTGAGGAACATTAGCCGGCCTCCTTATCGATCACCGCCAGAATGGAATGAAGGCGGATCACATCCCTATCGACCCCGGTCAATCGGCCGAGTCCCTTGATCTGATATCCATCCGCATAATCGTAAGCGCTGGATATCTGCGCACCCGTTCGCGAGAGGAACCGAGTCCGGACGGTACTGCATCGGAGGCACTTCAGTTGCGACTCGTATTGGTTGAACTTGGGTATCCAGCGCGCGCTGAACGGCCGCCACGAATGCCCGAAGTCCCGGCACTGAAGGTGATCGACGTTCATATGGACGACCGCCGCCTCGACGGAGACCTCGACCGGCGCCTCATGCTGGGTCGATCTCTTGGCCGGCTGCCGCGCGGCTGCCTTCACCTCCGCTGCCGTCTTCGCCTCCGCTGCCGCCTGCCGCGCCGCCCTCGACTTCTCCGCTGCGTTCAGGCTGGCCAGCGCGCGCGCTGCCTGACGTTCTGGCGACTCCGGGATGATCCGTCGATCCCGATCGGCTGGCTTCGTCTGGGCGGGTATGGCCTCCTTCGTTGCTGAGGTCCTCGCTACCACCGCTGAATCCTTCCCCTGGTCATCCGCCCTGGTGGCGGGCTTGCGTCGTGTCCTAGCCGGCTGAGTGGCCTTCCCGTTCGCGCTGCGTCTGGCCTCGATCCGCGCGCGTTCCCTCCTGGCCTGCCGTTCTTCAGATACCACTGAGTCCCCTTCCGACCCCGCTGGGTGATTCCCTGTCGCGGGTCATCATGGCAGAAGTTGTCGATTCGAGGGATAGGCGCCCCGGAACAGCAACGAAGGCGGACCCCGATCGGGATCCGCCTTCAGTGTTCAAGCTATGCGATTATGCCTATCTTCATTCCTCCGGCCGATCCGCCGGAGGCTGCCGATCGGCTGCCTCCTGGCAATTGACCAGAGGATGAACAATCCCCTCATCGGCGCCCGCCACACCCGGCATGGCCGCAGCCCCCGCAGAAACCGCCGGAGTTGCATTCACATGGGCAAGGCCTCGACCGATCGGCCGATGATGATGCCTTGTCCGCCACATTCGGTCCCATCCAGTTTCTCCAGGTGTTCGGTGTCGTTCTCATCGATCGGGTTGAATGTTTCGTCGCAGGTCTGGCAGCGGGCTTCGATCATGCCTTCACGAACCCCTGTTCGACCCACATCGAGTAATGGCCGGAGAGAGTCCGCGACCGATCCGATTCATAGCTGATCGTCATCCGCTGGAGTTGCGGATCGTTGGAGAGGACGATCACCGGATTCCGCATCGGGCCGATCAGGAGGCGGTCATCCGCGCGGGCGGCGCGGATCACCTTCATCGAATCGGCGCGGACCTTCGTCCGCCGGTTGTCATCCTGGGTCATCCAGTCATCGCGCGTCATGCCCGCAACTCCTCAACGATCGCAGCAACGTCGTCATCCTGATTCACGAATCCGGTGTCGGCGAGTTCATCGAGGAACGCCCCGGCATCGAGGGAGAACTCGATCTGCCGCGCGTAATCATCGAGGACCAGCCATAGCTGCCCGCCATCCAGCCGGCCGAGGTCGGCATTCAGGAGGGTCTCCGCTGCCTCGATCAGTTTGGCGATGGCCGGACGCAGGGCGCCGTCCTCGCCATAGCCGAGTTCGATATTGGCCTCGATGGCCCGGAAGATCGAGAGGATGGCCTCCTCGCGCGGTAGGGGATGGCTGACCGCTGCCAGATGTTCGCGCATCCATGGCGGGGCGATCCGCACCGGGAAGCCCCCGATCGAGGCCTCGGTCAGCCTGGCGTTCTTGATCTTGTTCATGATCATCTCCTGATCATCGGGAGGCCCCCTGTCCGGCACCTCGATGGGATCGATCCTAGGTTCTCCTAGGGGTCCAGGAGGCGATATCGGCCAGTGCAATAGATGGGAGTCGGTTGGGAGTCTCGCACCGGATCGGCGGTGCGATAGCGGCCCTCCTCTTGCACTGAATCTTGCACCGGAGGAAGTCGATCATGGTCCATATGGCCTCTGATCAGGCAAAACGTGGTGTGGGCGATACTGGGATTGAATTAGGCGCGCCCAGACTCTAGCGACCCATCCTGACCAGGCAAAACGTCCCATCGGCCCAGTTCAGACGGCACTGGCCGGCGCGCGCTGTCCGGCCATGCTATCCCTTGGGAGGACATAGGATGACATCCTAATCGCACTGATGCAAGGAGCATGATCATGGTAGGCAAGCGCAAGCCTCAGAGGCGCACCAGGCGGACGTTCGGCCGGATCCGGACGACCTCGATCGGCCGGCACCAGGCCGGCTATCTGGGCCCCGATGGGATCGTCCACAACGCGCCCGAGACGTTCGCGAACCTGACCGATGCGGAACGCTGGTTGGCGCTGGTGGAGGAGGACATCTCCTCCGGCAACTGGCAGGCACCGGCCAAGGGAGAGGAGGGCGTCCCTCCTCTGTTCGGCGAGTATGCGGAACGCTGGATGGCCGCGCGCATCGATGGCAGCGGAACGGCCAAGAAGTTGTCCCCGCGCACCGTCCATGAATACCAGCGCTATCTCGACCGGTTTCTTCTGCCGGCGTTTAGGAACTCTCGCCTCGATCGGATAGAGGCGGTCAATGTCGGCAACTGGTATGAATCGATGGATCCAGAGGCGCCGAACATGCGGGCAAAGGTCTACGCACTCCTTCACGGAATGCTTCAGGACTCGATCTCCAAGGGATACCGCAAGGACAATCCCTGCCAGTTGCGGAATGTGGCGGCACCGCGCAAGCATAGGCCTCGACCGCTGACCATCGATGAACTGATCGAACTCCATAATGCGCTGCCGGAACGCTATCGTATTCCTATCCTGGTGGCGGGCTTCTGCGCCTTGCGATTCGGCGAATTGACTGCGCTTCGTCGCGGCAACTTCCAGTTCCTGGACGACGGGGCCGGACTCATTGTGGTCCGTTCGGGCGTTTCGCGGGTCAGCGGCGTCGGCGCGGTGGAGGGTCCGCCCAAAACCGAGGCCGGTGTCCGGATGATCGATATCCCGACGTTCCTCATTCCCATGATCAAGGCGCATATGCGGGATCATGTCGGGTTCGGCGACGATGCATTGTTCATCCCCGCGCGGCAGGATCCGACGCGGTTCCTCGCGCCGTCCAGCCTTTACAAGGTTTTCTATCCGGCACGCGAGGCCATCGGCCGGCCGGACCTGCACGTTCACGATCTCCGCCATACCGGGGCATTGCTGGCCACGATGACCGGCGCGCCCCTGAAGGACATCATGCGCCGACTCGGGCATTCATCTCAGCAAGCGGCAATGATCTATCAGCATGCGACAATGGGCGGCGATGCGAAGATTGCCGCTGGAATCGATGCGATGTTTGCCGACCGGCAGGCGGTCGACGATCTCTTCCGGAGAGTGAAACTTTAGACATTATCGTTCTCGACAAGGCCCGGCTGATCATCCCGATCGTCGGGCCTTTCGTCTGCCCAAGTTTTGTGTAGAAGTTCATGCGCGGATTCATGCGCGAGGTTTGACGAAAGAAACTGGCGAACCAACTCGTCATTCGGGTGGACTTTCTTACTTCTCTCTTTCACCTGATGGATGATCCAGCGCGAGGCATGGCCGCGCATCGCGCGGAATGAGGAGTTATCTCCGGGGATGACAAACCACCTTCGTTCATCCTCTGGCAGGACGCGCCGATAACAATCTATCCAGGAAACGGGTGACGGCAATGACATATGCCACATTACCAATTCGTCTCTGAGATAGAGAATATGTTTTCTCTCAAACGTCATGCTGAAGAAGAACCGAAACTCTGCCGGATCCATATCGGCACGCCGCGCGAGGCGGGCAACCTCATAGGGATCGTCCTCCTTGGAAACCTCCGCCTCGTCCTCGATCGGAGCGCCTCGTAGGGCGGCCTGAAGTCCACCCAGAGGGACCGGCCGGCCATCCGGCATGTGGAGAGCCTCCGGCGGGTCCTCCGGCCCTAGGAACTCACTCAGCGGGATCCGGAAGGCAGCGCAGAGGGCTGCCAGTTCGGCCAGCCGATCCGCGCGCATCGTCCCCTGTTCGATCTGGGCGACGGTGCCGGGACTCCAGGTCAATCCCTGCCGGCGGACCTCGGTGGCCAGTCTCGATTGAGACCAGCCGCGTTCCGACCGGAGGCTATGTAGGCGCATGGCTACCCATGACTGGACATTGGTCACCATGCCAGCGTATCTCGTGCCCTAGACATTCCGGGGGGTTGACAGGCCAGATCACCCGGCATAGTGTCCTCCCATGACGTCCTAGGAATGCCTAGCGCATGACATGGGCAGCTATAGGGAGAACCTGATCACCCAACAGGGAAGGGATCCGGATGGGAACCACCAAACGGGCGAAGGATCCACCGAAGCGACTCGGCAGCCTGCCGGATGCCTCCACCCACCTGGGCGTGAGCACGAAGACCATCCGGCGGTGGATCGATGAGGGCAAGCTGACCGGCTATCGGGTCGGCGAGCGCTTCATCCGAGTTGACATGGATGAGGTGGAACGTCTGTCCGAGCAGATGCCGAAACCGCGCCGATCCGCATGATGTGACCTGACTCACCCTGGGGAAGAGGATGAGCGAGGTCGGGATGCCCACGGAGAGTGAGCGACTCACCCCTGTTCGGGTGAATGTCGATGATCGACTTGGCCAGGAATGTCCGGATCGACAAGGATGAGCGGGACGCTAGAAACTTCTGAGAACGCAAGGCATGGACGGGATCCGCCAACGGGGGGCGGATCAAGGGGCAGTACCTGACCGGGGCTAGACAGCCAGCCCCGGAGGAGTGAGCCGGAATGACGACGGCAACAGGCAAAGTTGCGGAGATCGCTCAACTGTTCGATGAGCTACTCCGGATCGACAAGGAGAGAACGGAGATCAATGCCGAGTGGGAGACCACCCGCCGGCGCATCGCCAAGCACCTCGTCCTGGGCGAGAGCTATCAGGATGCAACGGGTCTCGGCATCAAGCTTCAGGAGGGCAACCTCCAGTTCAACCCGATGAAGGCCATCGGGGTCCTGGTCGAGGCGGACGCGGCCGAGGGAACCGACTGGCTGAAGCGCGTGATGCGCACCATGCCCGACAAAGACGCTGCCCGGAAGTGGCTGCCCACCAGCCTCTATGAGGCATGCTGCGACCGCAAGGAACCCTATCTGCGACGTTTCGGGTGAGGCGGGCCTTCACGGGCCAGATATTTGTCTATTCGCTGAACAAGTCGATCCCTCGGGCCATCGGTGAAGTCATTCACGGAGGCCTCCGGGTCAACCATGTCAACGTCAAGGCAGCGTGGCCCAAACGACACGGCACCCGACCGGCGGCCGACTATTACATCATCACATCCTCATTGACCTGGAGGGCGGAGGCAGCGGCAGCGGACATGATGGCCGTCCCGGTCGTCCTGCCGGAAGGCCATGACTGGCTGGCCGCTGAGATCCTGAGACGCTCTGCCACCCAGGACCTTTACCTCTTCCACGCCAAACGGCAGGGAGACCGGATCCTATGAAACCCCTCTACAGCTACACCTGTCAGCATCGGGCGGCGATGCTGGCGGAGGATGGATACCTGCGCGCGGGACGGGATCTCCTGACTCAGGAGCGGCAACGCCTCCTGGTCCTCGATCCCATCGCGTCGGCCATCCATTGCGTCGGCTGGCTCACCGACATCGACGACCTCTGCTACCTGAACGGCCATCGGGTCGGGCTGGCGCCTCCAGAGATCCTCGGTTGCGACCGAACCGCGTTCAGATTCAGGGCTCTCGAACCTCAGGGGATCCTCCCCTGGACGATGATCCAACCGCTCTGGGGACCGATCGGCAGCCTCCTCGACCAGGCCCTCGAGTCCGCCCGAGTGTACGTTTCCACCAAGCCGATCCCGGTGATGTTCTCGCCTCATCACTCCGGCCAACGCCTTCCGGAGATCGATCATGTCGACTCCTAAATGTTGGTGGTGCGGCCGATTCGGCGCGGCAGTGACCACCTATCAGCTCTGGCCGACCACCCCTCGATATGTCCGCTGGCTCTGTCCGACGTGCGCCCGATCGGCGCGCCGATGCGCCTACCCGGAGTTGACCTCATGACCGATTACATCGACCTCCCGCTCTGGAATGATGATGACGACAACGACAGCGAAAGACGCCATCATCAACCTGCCGGAAGTGGTGGCGGAGGAACTACTCTGGATGATCCGGCAGGGGATGGCGATGCATCCCCGGAGCCTCCAGAAGGCGATTGGGGCATCCTCGCTTGGTAACCCGTGCAGCATCGCACTTGCCCATGATCTCCTGGGCGATCGCCCACCCGGCAACGGGGTTTCGCGAACCGGCTGGTTGGCGCAGATAGGGACCTGCGTCCATGCATGGATCGAGCGAATCTTTCCGCTGATCAACGACGGCCAGTTCCAGAAACGGTTCCTGATCGAGCAGGAGGTCACGGTCGGGGTCGTCGGCGGGATCCCGATCCTCGGTCATCTCGATGCGTTCGATATCGATACCGGCATCGTGATCGACTGGAAGGTGGTTTCCGCCGCCCGCCTCGATCTCTTCCGGAAACAGGGACCGGGCGAGACCTATCGGCGGCAGGCACATCTGTATGGCTATGGCCTGGCTCAGGCCGGCCACCTGGTTAAGTACGTCATGATCTACTTCCTGCCTCGTGAGCGGGAACTCGATTCCGCCTATGCGTGGGCCGAGCCCTACTCCGAACAGGTTGCCCTGGACACGATCTCACGGGCAAACGGCCTGCTCGATCTGGTGAATAGTTGGGGGATCGAGCAGGTCACCAATCTCTATCCGAAGTGCGGCCAGCGGTATTGCCGTTGGTGCCAACCGTTTTTCATCTGAAGGGATGAGTGCTATGGGGTTCTGGGATGTCGAATCCGGACCGGGCGTCAAGTTCGCCAACCCCGGTGACGCGGTCACCGGAAAGCTCCTCCGGCCATACGTTCTCCGGGATACGACGGAGATGAACTCGGATCGGCCGAAACTGGACTCGCGCGGCCAGGTGGTACAGATGGCGGTGATTGAACTGGAGACGATTCCGGGCGGCGAGGAGGTCACCGTCTATGCCGACAAGTTCGGCCAGCGGAAGGCCATCGGCCAGGCCATCCGGGACTCCGGGGCGGCCGACATGGAGGTCGGCGGGATCCTGTTCCTCCAGTTCACCAACGAGAGCCCATCCGATAAGGGCGCTCCCCTGAAGAACTGGGTGGCGAAGTGGACCCCGCCGAACTCGGCAGCGACCTGGGGCGCCGATCCGAACGAACTCGTGAACGCGGCCAGAGCGTCTCAGCAGGCCCATGCGGCAGCCTATGCCGCGCCGACCCCGCCGGTCGTTCAGGCGCCACCTCAGGCCGTCCAAACACCAACGTCCACGGCACCTTCCGCGCCGGCGCAAGCGGTGAACGGCCGGACCACCACTCCCGAACAGGACTTCGCCAAGATCAAGGAACTGGTCGGCTACAACCTCCAGCCCGCCATGATTCAGCAGGCCGTCCCGCATCTGTCGATCGAGGCAATCAGCGCGCTGATCAATGTCGTGAAGGCTCAGGGATGACCCGGTTCCTGGCCATCATCGGCGGGGTGACAGTCGCCTGGGTGGCCTACACCTGGGTCCAGATCGAGGCGGAACGTCGTGCCCAACAACGAATACCAGCCGATCGGCTACGCGGTCCTCGGCGAACCCCTGCCGGGTGAACTCTGCTCGGTGATCGAGGAGCCCGATCCGGGCGAGTTCGAGGGATGCGATTATCCGGCAACGTCTCTCGATAGCGATACTGGAATGCCCTTGTGCACCAGGCATTCCTGGCACATGGACCCCTGGTGGGAGGAGTGGCGAGGATGAGGCGATACGCCGACGACGAAGGCAATCAGATCGTGATGTGCGGCCGATTCGCCTACATCTGGCCCGACTACTACCCGCCCCTGAAGGTCGGTGAGGCAGTGCTGGTCTCGCCGTCTCCCCTGGACCGGGGCGGGCTGCGGACGGTGACCGATATCGGCACCGACCTGGGCGGCGCGGTCGGCTGGGTGCGCGGTCGGGCCGGCCTCACCCGATGATCATGGGCACCGATCTCCTGATCGTCGGCGCCATCCTGCTACTCCTGGCCATCATTGCCGGCCTCCTCTGGATGACCGATGACTGATCGTCCGCCCCACGAGGCGGGTGGGCTCGCGGCGAAAACGACGGGTAGTCGTGGAAGGCATAGCGAGCCAACAACTGAATACGGCGGCTGGCATACCCGCTAGTTACCCATCCCTGAGATCCTCGGATCGCTCCGGGCAAAGGGGACGGGGCGTATGCCGCACCAACTTTCGAGGGAAGTTTTGTGATCATGGCGGCACCTTCCGAGCGGGGATCCCCTTACCGGGATGCCTTCCGCCTCTATGCGACCGCCGGGTGGGCGGTAATCCCGATCATCGGGAAGTACCCGCCACCGGAGGGGTGGACCGGGGTCGAGGCCGGCTATCCGTCCTATGCCGATATGCAGGCATGGGCGGACGGGCGCGAGGGTGACCGCAACGTGGCTATCCGTCTGCCGCACCATGTGCTGGGCATCGACGTCGACGCCTACAAGGACAAGCGGGGCGGAGAAACTGTTCTCGAGTGCGAGGCGTTATGGGGGCCGCTGCCGGCCACCTGGAGATCGACCGCGCGGGATGATGGCATATCCGGGATCCGCCTCTACCGGATCCCGACCGAACTGTCCTGGCCCGGCCAGTTGCCGGGTGGCGGGGTCGAGCTGATCCGATGGGATCACCGGTATTGCATGAGTTGGCCATCGGTCCATCCGGACATCGCCAAGGTCTACCGCTGGCATACCCCGAACGGGGCGATAGCGCTGGATCGGGTGCCGACCCCGGACGAACTTCCGCAGTTGCCCGCCCCGTGGATTGCCGGCCTCATGCGCGGTCCGGAGGTTCACGAGGCGAAAGTCGACCTAGGGCAAGGTGTCCTGGACTGGCTGTCCTCGCTGCCGGGATCGGCCGATCCGGTCTGTCCATTCACGGTGGCGCAGACCCGGCCGATCCTCTCGGCGCTCGCGCTGCCATCCGGCCGGCATGAGGCGGTGAAGGCGCCACTCCTGAACCTCATCCGGGTATGCGAGGCCGGCCATGCCGGCGTGGTCGAGGCGGTCGGCGAGGTGCAGTCCCGGTTCATCGGCGCGGTGACCGCCGATGGCAGCCGATCCCCGTCGGCAGCGGCAGCCGAGTTCAACCGGCTGGTGAAGGGTGCATGCGAGCGGATCCAGGCGGACCGGACGTGGCCGGCACCGACCGGGGATCCCTGCCGGGCCGGAGGACCCGGCCCCGATGCCGCCGGCCCGGTAGGAGCGACCTGGACGCCTCCGATGGCCGGTTCCACGCCATGGCAGGAGGCCGGCCATGGCCAGAAGTCCCCGGAGCAGCTACTCGCCGAGCGGGTGATCTGGCTCCGGGCGGATCGAGCGGCGCGGAAGTTACTGGCAGCGGAGGAGGCGCCTCCGCCGGACGAGATGCCCGAAGGGTTTGACCTGGATATGTTGATCTCTCAACCACAACCGCCGGTCACGGAGCGTATCGGTGGCCTGATGCCCCTCGGCGCACGGGTTCTCCTGACCGCCTCGATGAAGGCCGGCAAGAGCACCCTGGTCGGGAATATTATTCGGTCCCTCGTTGACCAGGTGCCACTCCTGGGAACGTTCAAGGTGACCCACCCGCTCTCTCCGGGCGAGCGGGTGGTCCTCCTCGACAACGAGATGAACCCGCCGACCCTGGCCCGATGGCTGGCCGATCAGGGCATCGAGAACCGCGAGGCCGTGCACGTCGTGCCGATGCTCGGCCGGACCCGATCGTTCGACATCCGGATCCCGGAGGTCCTCGATTATTGGGTGGCCCGTCTGGTGGAACTGCGATGCGCGGTCCTCATCATCGACTGCCTGAAACCGATCCTCGATTCCCTCAATCTGGACGAGCGGAAGGAAACCGGCCTCATTACCACGCCATTGACCGAATTGAAACTACGGGCCAACATATCCGAGTTCATCCTCACCCATCACACCGGCCATGCCGGGGAGCGGGCACGCGGTGATTCCGCCTTGCGTGGATGGCCGGAGGCGGAGTGGCAACTTGTCCGCCTCGCCGAGAACGGGGAGGAGCCGGAACTCGACGCCCGCCGATACTTCAAGGCCTACGGCCGGGACATTTACGTGGCGGAATCGGAAGTACATTTCACGCCCGACGATCGGCACCTGACATTAATTGGCGGCAATCGCGCCGAAGCCCGTCGAGGAGAGCGGGCCGGACTGGAGGGGACCGACCTGGAGGAGGCCATCGTCGCGGTCGTCCGGGCGACACCCGGAGCCTCGGCCAACGCCATCGGCCAGGCCATCCGGGCCGGAGGGCAGAAGGTGCGCAACGAGTCTCTGAAGGTCCGCCTAGAGGACCTCATCGGTCGGTCGGTGATCCGGCGGGATGAGATGAATCGGACAAACCATCGGCACTACCTCCTCAGGGACAACTTCTCCCCAATGTCCTCTCCTGTCGCTTCCCCGGTTTCGGATGCTTCTCCCGGCCTCTTCTCCCCACGGCTCCCTCCCGTAAGGGGCCGGGGAGGAGAACGAAGAAGTGGCTTGTTTTCGGGGGAAGAGGTCGACGATTCCGCCGACGATCCGAGCACCGAATGACAGGACAATCCAGAGGGGCGGAGTTCGGTCCTTGCGAGCGCTGTGGGCGGACGATCTGGTCGGGCCTCAACGCCGGTTTCGGCGGATGGACGGTCGAGGCGGATCCGCAACCGCTGACGATCTGGGGCGAGGCCTTGGCTCTGATCGGCGGACGTGGTACGGTCTCGCTGCACTGGTTGGGGAATCGCTACGAGATTGATTCACGCGATTCATTCCGAATCAGGGGAAGTCCGGCCGGAACGTCCAATATGGATGTTCTCGTGATCCACGATTGTGGTCGCGATTATGGCGGGGGTGTTCCCCATATGGCCAGTAATCTGCGACGATTATGGCCTATTCCAATTGATTCGGATATCCCACCCTATTAGGAATTCCAATGACACGTAATCGTGCCTCGGCCAAGGGTGCCGGCACGAGTTTCGAGACTCTGATGGCGGTATTCTTCAACCACCATGTCGATGATCGGATCGAACGCCGCCGGCTGACCGGTGCCAAGGATCGGGGCGATATCAGCGCGGTGAAGGTATTCCGGGGCGGACGGATGGTTCTGGAATGCAAGGATGCCGCCGGGGAATATGCCGGTCGCCTCGGTTCCTGGGTGAATGAGGCGGACACCGAGCGCGGCAACGATGACGCCGTCGCATGCGCGGTCCTCGTGAAGCGCAAGGGCACTCGCGCACCCGGCCGGCAGTTCGTGATCATGACGGCGGACGATCTGGTGGCCCTCCTGACCGGCGATCGGCCGGACCCCGGATGGCGTCTGCGGTGAACGTCATCCACCTCTGCCCTCGGTTCCGATGCTGCCGCGTCTGCGGTCGGCATGTCGAACCCTGTAACTG